GTGGAGTTATAGGTCCAATTATACCTCATTATTTTACAGAAACGCATTGGAGTAATATTTTTATTAAAAAAATAAATGAAAGTGTAAAATTAGTGGGAACCACTATTGTTTGTTTGCCTCACCATGATGCTGGGGGTTATGGTCCTAAAGTAGAAGGATTTTTTTTTATGGTTGATAATATTGGGTTAGAATTATTAAAAAACCAACAAAATATTTTTTGTAATCATAATGATAAATATAGTGCTATTGTAAATGGAGAATATGGGTTATCTAATTGTATATTGAAAAATGGTTATACAATTGATTGTATGCTACCAAAATATCAAAATATTGATTGGACAAATATTAATAATTATAATTTAAATAATAATAAACATCCTTCCAGGAAAAATAGTTTTTATAACTATTCAATCAATCCATATGATGTTATATTTCATAAATGGTATTGGCATGATGCCGAAAATGTAAATCTTGATATTATAAAACAATATGTTAATGAATATAAAAATATAAAATTTGACTAGCACATACTGCAAGCTCCTTTGGAGGAAAACGTAGGCTTGCTTGCAAGCCGATGTTTTCCGATTATATTCCGAAGGCGCAAGCCGAAGAAATACACTAACGTTACGGAGCTAAATCCACATACATGCTCAGTAGTAATATTCTTTTGGCTTGCGCCTTCGGAATATAATCGAAAAACTTCGAATTGCATCACGTCGTCTATGTTTTTCTCCAAATGCAAATTTGTGCATTTATTATATATTATTATTATATATTATTATATTATAATGAGTTTAGAAGAAATAGCAGATAATTCAAGAACAGACAAAAATAGACCTACAGGACATTCATATTTACCTCTTTATCAAAAATTGTTGATAAGTAAAAAGGAAACTGCTAAAAATGTATTAGAAATAGGAATAGATAAAGGTGGAAGTATAAAATTGTGGAGCGATTTTTTTACAAATGCTGACGTTTATGGATTAGATATTATGAATATTAAGGATGTTTGGGAAGGCATTAAAAATAAAGAAAAAATTATATTATGCACGTCAGTTGACGCTTATAATAATGATTTTTTTATTAATGGTTTATTAAATAAAAACATAAAATTCGATTTTATGTTAGACGATGGGCCACATACTTTAGAAAGTATGAAACAATTTATAAAATTATATTCATCAATAATGACTGATGATGGTATATTAATAATTGAAGACGTTCAATCGTGGGATTGGATTGATATACTTACAAATGAAGTCCCAGATCACTTGAAACAATTTATCAAAACATATGATTTAAGACCAATTAAAAATCGTTATGACGATATTGTTTTTACAATAGACAAATCTAATATTTGGAGGGAAACGTAGGCTTGCTTGCAAGCCGATGTTTCCTGACTATAATCCGAAGGCGCTAGCCGAAGGATTATAGATATAATTTATTACACCTTTTCTCTGAAATGATAAAATGTGTAATCCGTAGAAATCCTCTATTTACGTCGCATAAGTAAGCCCCGCATTACCACCAACAAACGTTATCATATTGATTCTCTCTTCAAAGACAACTAAATTATAATTGTAATCATAAATTCTCCAAGTAGGCTTGTTAATGCCTACTATTTGTCCAGTTGCAGGATCACATATAACCATGGATTGTGCTAAAGGATCCAACGGAGGAACTATCGTCGTCAACTCAAACTCAATAGTAGTAAATCTGCTCATATTAATGGCCCCTGATGGTTGTAGGTCAAATGGACTTGTATTCATGCAAAAATTATAACAACATAAGCCATCAGGTGCATTACCATTCGTGCGCACGTATTTTTCAATGAAATTATACACTCCGCCAGGCTGGGTATTTTCCCTATATTGACCATCTAATAGCAACGCCATGGTGACCAAAATGTCTTTTTGGTTTTCAAAGTTGTAATCTCCAGTAAGCATCCAACAAGTAAGATGACTATTTACATCTACACCAGGACCTATAAACGCATAGTACGGATTGCATGAAGCATCGAATCTAATGACAGGATATGTACCAGTAGAAGGCGCCTGCGTCAAATCATTCGGCATATAATTATATGGCCAATTCGTGTAGTTGGACCATTCGTTTCTTAAATTAGCATCACTGCGTTGAAAATAAAACATGTAATTAGCGACCATACCAAATGAATCTAGCTCCACCTTGTTTGCACCCGTGACATTATAAAACACATTTTCCTTCACCTGTTTTATTAGATATTTCTGCTCCTGAAGGGCAAATAATCGGGATTCCTCATTGGACAAAAATCCGTACGTGCAATTTAAATGGATATTGGAATTCCATAGGGTTCGGGTATCAACATAAGATCCGACATCAAGAGACACATCTGGAGGAGTCTGTAAAAATCGATAAAATTGCATATAATATTTGTTAAAATTGGGAGCAACATACGGGTAATCATTTAGAGGATTTGAATCTAATACATCACGAATTTGAAACAACTCCTGAATTGGACGCATCGTAATGTTTATATGTAATTCATTGTATTGCAATGATACTAAAGGAAACGCCATTTGGGTTTTTAACCCAAACCATGCATTTAAAGGGATGTATAATATTCTACCGCGAATAGAAGGTTCCGCACCCGCAGGATGGGGTGTGTAATAAGCATTCGGATAACTATTCACACGTGTTCCAGCATTACCGGGGTCATTTAATTCGGGAACATTTCCTATCATTTTATCAAATAACGCTTTCTTTTCCGCCGAAAAATCACGCTGAACTGCTGCCAGCAAATAGTCTCCTGAAAATTCCTGCAAGGTTTGATTACCGCATGTAATTTCGATTTTCGAAATCATCTTGGCACCGATATTTTCGATCCATTTAAACTGATATGGGATCCAACGCCCATCATCCGCATTCGAACAATCAGGGTTAATTTGTTGTGGTGGCATGATGGGACTAAAGATATTAGGAAGTTCAACGGACAAATAACAATCCATTAATAGGTCAGCGTATCGGGGTATTTTGAATGTAAAATAGGATTCTTCTGATAACCGCAGTGTTTTGGATCCCTCGAAATTGACCACGAACTTTTGCATCCCGAAATTGGTATATTTAGCATACGTTGATTTAAAAAATGTTTTACTGGGATTGCCTGTTAATATGATATCTTGTGCGCCGGTAGCGACGAGTTGCATTAATCCTCCTGCCATTTAATCGGTTATATTATACAAATAATTTATATTTAACTGATTTGAAAATAAATTATATTAGTCAACAAATGCAATACAACAAATATAAGTCAAATACACAACAAATTTTAATATTCAATATTATATAGATAAGATACTATGGAGGAGAATAAATCAGTAATGGAAAAATCATGGAATGCGATTAAAAATATGAATGAAGATTTTGCAGCTAACATAATATTTGCAATGATATTAGTTGTCAGTATTTTGGCTATAGTATATCATTTTTACTTGTCAGGATTATTAAAAAGAGAGTGTTCTTTTATGGATTCATTATATTCAACAAAAAACGTGTTTATAAAACCGCTTAATAGTTCAGATCCCAATTGCAAATATACATTCAAAGATTATTATTGCAAAACCGCTTATAACTGCTGTAGCGGGGGGGATTATAAAAACGATTATGTATCTACATGTAATTTAATAAATGTGATAAATCAAGGATGTAGAGCACTCGATTTTGAGATATATTCTATAGGAAATGATCCAGTCGTGGCGACATCGACATCAGATAGTGATTTTGTAAAGGAGACATATAATTATATTATGTTCTCTGATGTGATGAAAGTGATATCAGATTATGCATTTCCTAATACAGGTACGGCGGATAGAAAAGCGAATGATTGTCTTATTATTCATTTAAGGATAAAATCGACAAATCAGACTATGCTTCAAAATTTAGCGGATATGTTTAAAAACGACTATGACAATTTATTTTTGGGCCCAGAGTATAGTTTTGAAAATGATGGACATAATTTAGGAGATGTACCGATACTAGATTTAAATGGTCGCATTATAGTAGTAGTAGACAAATCAAGTGGTACCGCTTTCATGGAAAATCGTGATTTTTATGAATATGTGAATATGACAAGCAGTAGCATGTTTATGCGTGCATTACGATATTATGATGTTATAAACACCCCTGATTTGAATGAATTACAGGAATACAATAAAAGAAATATGACGATTGCTATGCCGGATAAAGGAATCAGTCCAGATAATCCAAGTGGAATAGTTTGTAGAGAAACAGGGAGTCAGTTAGTGGCAATGCGATATCAATCATTCGATGTAAATTTAGAAGAGAATATTGCTTTCTTCGATAAAAACGGATATTCATTTGTTCTAAAGCCTGAAAAGTTGAGATATATTCCAATCACTATTCCTACACCACCCCCACAGAATCCAGCACTCAGTTATGCTACGAGAACTATTACTTCAGATTATTACAAATTTGATATATAATATTTCAAACAACATAAAAGTAGTGATGTAAATAATATACCCACTGACTGAAAAGAAAATACATGAAGAGCATTATGAGTTTAGTATCAAAATCGAAGCCAAATCAAATAGTTCCAGTTAAGCTGACAAAAACTCCTTATTTGATGTCTCATCACCATCGAGATACTTATCATCCTCATCATCCTTTACCACCCCCCTTACCTAAACCTACTAAAGATAAACCACAACGACCTATACAACGTCCTATGCCTTATCCTCATCCACAACCCGATCCGATGCCTCATCCCAAACCTAGCCCCATGCCTTATCCTTGTCCCAAAGATGACCCACATCCAATACCATACCCATACCCATACCCATATCCCATGCCGTATCCCCTTTATCCATTGTAAACAAAAACAAAATCAACATAAATAAAATATAATGCGTAGATAAATTCTATGCATTATATATGAAGAACCAAAAACAAAAACAATCAAAACAATCAAAACAACAAAAACAAAACATATGTGATACAAAAATGACATTTCAGGAATGTGAGTTGACAATATTAAGACATGCCGTAGATGAAGCTGAAAAAAAGGTAGGAAAGATGGCAGTCAATTCTACTGATATCAAGCAAATATTTTCAATAGTAGAGAATTTTATAAGACATAAAAAATTAATTCCTTATGGAGGTATAGCAATTAATGCGATTTTACCCAAATCAGATCAATTTTATAACACAGATATAGAATTACCCGATTATGATTTTTATAGCCCAAATGCTTTGGAAGATACCAAGGAGTTATGTGATATTTATGTAAAAGCGGGATTTATAGAAGTAGAAGGAAAACCGGGAGTGCATCAGGGCACATTTAAAGTATTTGTCAACTTCATTCCAGTCGCAGACATTACCTATTTACATAAAGATATTTTTAACGAATTAAAAAAGGATGCGATCAAGGTGGCGGGGATATTATATGCTCCGCCCAATTTTTTAAGAATGTCAATGTATTTAGAATTATCGAGGCCGTCGGGGGATACTAGTCGTTGGGAAAAAGTCGCAAAAAGATTGGCATTATTAAATAAACATTATCCCTTACATGGTAAGGATTGTGATACGAGGGATTTTCAGAGAGATATGGAAAATAAAGCGGACGAAGATATTATATTTGAAACGATTAAAAACACATTTATAGAACAAGGTGTTGTATTTTTCGGAGGGTATGCAATGTCAATGTATTCGAATTATATGCCCAAAAACCAGCAAAAGCATTTCAAAAAGGTGGCCGATTTTGATGTATTGTCAGAAGATCCTGATACGACTGCCACTATTTTGAAAGAACGTTTAAATGATGAGGGGATTAAAAATGTTAGAATAGTAAAACGGCCCGCTATAGGTGAGATAGTTGCTCCACATTTACAAATAATGATTGGAAAGAATGACACTGTCGCATTTATATATCATCCGATAGCATGTCATAGTTACAATATGATACATATGCATAGTCAGGAAATAAAGATAGCCACGATTGATACTATGTTGAGCTTTTATTTGGCTTTTTTATATTCAAAACGAAATTATTATGATACTGAACGCATTTTATGCATGGCTCAATTTTTATTTCAAGTGCAGCAGCATAATAGATTGCAACAAAAGGGACTTTTAAAGCGATTCAGTATAAATTGTTATGGACACCAGCAAACATTGGAAGAAATGCGTGCCGAAAAATCGGAAAAATATAAAGAGTTGAGAGACAAGCCAAATGATCCGGAATATGAGCAATTTTTCATGAAATATAGGCCAGCGGATAAAAAACGTAAACTAAATAAAACACAAAAAATAGAAAAAACAGGGAAAACAACAGAAACAAAAAAAACAAAAAACATGAGACGAAGCAATAAAAAACATTCGAAAACAAAGAAAACTGGTATATTTTTTTAGAACAAACGAACAAACGAACAAACGAACAAACGAACAAACGAACAAACGAACAAACGAACAAACGAACAAATCATTGCAGCTCCGCAGTGAAGAAACATTCCCCATTCTTACGTAAACAATATAATATTTGTTTACCTAAGCATAATCTTGCAATAAACTCCATATCAAAGGCGCTAATATTACTAGGTGTGGTATAATCATATGTAATTTCATCACCATCATCGATAATGATATAGTTGGAGTCATTTACATAACCTTCAAAAATTCCTTCAATTATTTTTATATTTTTTTCCACTATATCAATATGCGATGCGTCAAAATGATAAGTGATTTCGCTATCAGATGTGTACCATGTACCATCAACATCATCCTCATCATATAATTCTATATCTTCATCTATCATAGCTTGACAATGTTCTTCATATGAAGAATAACAATCAGTGCAATATATTTCTCCGGCTAAATCATTTTCATTGTCGATCTCGCAACAACAAACGTAAAAGTTTCTCACAGGTTTACTATCTACGCCGAAGCAAGTAGCATCATCACTATTTTGGAAACCAAACCAAAATTTTCCAGATATTTGACCAAAGTAATGGCGTCCCATTATGTATTATGTATGTTATATGATAAAGTATAATATACATAATTATATCAATTTTATTTTTTATGGAAACTGGAGGAAAACGTAGACGAAGTGTAGCAAGTCGAAGTTTTCCGATTATATTCTGTAGGCGCTAGCCGAAAGAATATCTACAAACTATAATTTTCGATCAAAGTTATATAAATATCCCTCATTATTTTGACACCCATTTTACATACAACAAACTCACCCATATTTTCAGGAATATACCGCCGAATGATCATATAAAAGTATATGCTATAAAATATCATTTTTTCCACTACCACCTTTGAAACCCTATTATGTATAAGATGTTTGATAGACCAGTCATTTACATAACTGCACATTTGGGTATTCGTTTGTTTAATAAAAAAAAGATGCACATCTAACAACCCCGCAAGAATTCTATGAAAGTTTGTTTTTTCATTTTTAACTGAAAATAAAGAACCAATCTTGTCATTACCGAACAAATCCAAGTATAATATTTTTTTCTTTGTACAAGTAGGTAATATATATGGGTTAAATCCATCGCAATATTTATTTTTGTATGCTACAGAACCATCGATAATAAATGGAAAGAAACATGATTTACGGATGGTATCAAAAATATCAGCTTTATTCTTGTATTTAAATTTTACTATTTTTTTACATTTTTCAATATTATAATATGTTATATACACTCGATTTGTCATCGTATTACAAATATCATCAGGCATGATAGAGCCCAATTTCGCAAATATTACGTCAAATACATTCAACGTAAAATGAGTTTTGAAGTGATCAAGCAATATATCATAAATTTCAGAAGCTAGATGTAGTGCATTTAGATGGTATAAAATAGCCGCGATGGAACCGATACTGCACCCCGAAATTTTGTCTACGCTGATAAAATGTTGATTTTCCATTTCTTTCAAAAATAATAAAGCACCAATAAGATAACTACCATTAAAAATACCTCCGTCTAAAATGAGGTCAATTACATCACCTCCTTCCTGCTCATTCCTTCCCCTTTTCTTATTCTCCGGTAAATTTTTAATGAGTGTTTTGATATATTTGTCGATCATATAGTATAGTATGTATAGTATGTATAGTAT